GGCAGAGCGACATGAACCTGAAGCTGATCACCGCCCCTGCTGTTGAGCCCGTCGACCTGACGCTGGCGAAGGCGCACTGCCGCGTCACCAACTCGGCCGAGGACACGCTGCTCACGCACTACATCGAGGCGGCGCGCCTGACGGTGGATGGCCGCGCCGGCGTCCTGGGCCGGGCGCTGATCACCCAGACGTGGGAGCTGGTGCTCGACTGCTTCCCGAGCGAGTTCATCCGCCTGCCGCTGCCGCCGCTGCAGTCGGTGACGTCGATCAAGTACCTGGACCCGGACGGCGTCGAGCAGACGCTCGACTCGGCCCGCTACCTGGTCGACAACGCCAGTCAGCCCGGCGGCGTGGTGGTGGACGCGGACGGCTGGCCGGCGACCGACGACACGGCCAACGCCGTGCGCATCCGGTTCGTGGCCGGCTACGGCGCGACCGCCGCCAGCGTGCCGGCGCCGATCCGCTCGGCCATCCTGTTGACCGTCGGCGACCTGTACGAGAACCGCCAGGGCCAGCAGAAGGACGCGCTGAACGGGAATCCGGCCGTGGATAGCCTACTGTGGCCGTACCGGATGCTGACCCCGTGAGGATCGGCGCGCTCAAGCACTTCGTGGTGATCCAGCAGCTGGGCTCCAGCCTGGACGCCAACGGCAACACGGTTGAGGCGTGGACCGACTTCGCCAGCGTCTACGCCGACGTGGCGCCGCTGTCGGCCCGGGAGTTCGTGGCCGGTCAGGCCGTGCAGTCCCAGGTGGTCGCGCGCATCACCATCCGCTACCTCGCCGGGGTGCGCGCTTCCATGCGCATCAACCACGACGGGGCGATCTACAACATCCAAGGCGTGCTGGCCGACCAGGGCAGCGGCCGCGAGTACCTGACCCTTCCGTGCAGCCAGGGGACCAACGATGGCTGACGTGGAGATCGGCGGCCTCGCCAAGGTGCTGGACCGCATGAAGGACGTTTCCGCCCAGATGAAGGGCAAGATCACGCGCTCGGCCACCCGCAAGGGCGCCAACGTGATCCGCGATGCCGTTCGCCAGGGCTGGCAGCGGGTGGACCGCACCGACACGCCCAACAGCATCGCCGACAACGTGGCCGTGCAGTTCGCCGGCCGCACCTTCCGGCGCACCGGCGACATCATGTTCCGGGTCGGCATCCGAGGCGGCGCCAAGCAGTACAGCGACACCAAGGAGAACCGCCGCGGCCGGCGCGTGGGCAAGGCCTACAAGACCGGCGGCTCGACGTTCTACTGGCGGTTCTACGAGCTGGGCACGTCGCGGCAGCCCGCGCGCCCGGTGATGCAGCCGGCGCTGGCCAGCAGCGCGGAGGGCGCGTTCGCCGCAATGGCCAAGGAGTTCGACCGCCAGTTCGCCAAGTTGGGCAAGGAGCCGGGCTGATGTTCTCGCCCGCCTACGCCCTGGCCGCTGCCTCGCCTGCCGTGCAGGCCCTGCTCGGCAACCCGCCGCGGTTCACCAGCTTCGGCAACGCGCCGCAGGACGGCGCCAAGCCCTACGCGGTGCAGCAGACCATCACCGGCTCGCCGGAGAACTACCTGGGCCAGCTGCCCGACATGGACAGCCTGAGCGTGCAGGTGGACGTGTACGCCCGGGTGATGGCCGACGCCAAGGCGATCACCGTCGCCCTGCGCGATGCCTTCGAGCCTGCTGGATACGTCACCAGCTGGAACGGCGAGTTCTTCGAGGCCGATACAAAGCTCTGGCGCATCAGCTTCACGGTCGATTTCAAGATTCCCCGATAGCGGCCGGTTGCGCGCTGGAAAACCAGACCCCGCCGCCCGGCGGGTTTTTTGTGCCCGCCGCATGGCGGTTCAACCCCTACACCCGTCACCAAGGAAACCGCCATGTCCAAGCTCTCCCAGGGCACCATGATCTACTTCCTCGACCCCGCCGATGATTCGGTGGTGGAGGTCGAGTGCGCCACCGCGTTCAACCCGGGCGGCTCGCCGCGCGACAACCTGGACGACACGTGCCTGCGCGACACCACGGCCAAGTCCAAGGGCGGCCTGCGCCGGCCGGGCCAGGCCACGCTCGGCATCAACGCCGACCCGGAGTACGCCAGCCACGTCCGCCTGTTCCAGCTGTTCGAGGGCGACGAAGACATCAACCTCAAGTGGGCCGTGGGCTGGTCTGACGGTACTGCGGTCCCGACCGTGGGCAAGCCCGTCGCGTCGGTCACCATCGGCGCTGGCGGCACCGGCTACAGCGGCACGCCGACCGTGGCCTTCACCGCCGCCCCGGCGGGCGGTGTCACCGCGCTGGGCACGGTCCAGACTAGCGCCGGCGTGGTGACCGGCATCACGATCACCGAACCTGGCAGCGGCTACCTGGTCGCGCCCACGGCGACGATCACCGGTGCCGGCACCGGTGCCACGGCCACCGCAGTCCTTGGTGATGCCGACTTCGTGTTCCCGTCCACCCGCACCTTCTTCACGTTCGAAGGCTACGTGTCGGACTTCCCGTTCGACTTCGGTCTCAATGCGCTGGTGACCTCGACGGTGACCGTGCAGCGGTCGGGCCCGGGCGCCTGGCTGGTGAAGACCCCGTAACTGGCGAGTACCCCTTTGGGTGTCCGGCTCTGGCGCCTCGCCACGCCATCCGGCCCCATCTCTGGCGAGAAGTGAATGGACATCAACATGCTCCAGGCCATCGGGTGCTTCGCGCCCCGCGGCCTCAAGAAGAAGACGGTGGAGTTCAGCTACCCCGAACCGCTGCCCGCAGAACAGTGGGAAGACCCGGCTGTTCCCCAGTACGGCGAAGACCCGCAGATGCTCTCTGGCACCCTGGACGTCTGGGTTCGCCCCCAGAGTTCGGCTGAATACCTCGAAATGCTGGGCGCCGAGCGCAACAGCCGCACGGACCTGATGCTGGTGCGCTGCCTCTGTGACCAGGCCGGCCAGCCGCTGTTCACCACCGAGCAGGTGGTTTCCCTGAAGCAGTGGCTCTACATCCCGCTGCTGGTGGCCGTGAACGAGGCCAACAAAGGCACGGAAAAAAAAACGACGCCGACGATGAATGGTGGTGTGACTTCGCGCTCGCGTTCGGCGGCAAAACCATCGCGCAGTGGCAGGAAGTCCTCTCGGTAGACGAGTGGCGTGTCTGGCGAAACTACACCGCCAAGTATGGCCGGCTGAGTCCCATCGTCCGGGACTCCCATGAGCGTGCGCGCATCGCTACCTACCTACACCACGGGCTGGTGGCGGCCGGGCACTACGGCAAGAACGCAGAGCCCGCGCGCATGAGCGACTTCTGCGCCTGGCTTGAAACCCCGATTGAACTGGCGGCAGCAATGAAGGAGTGGACCTAATGGCGTCTCGTTCGCTCGGCACGCTGACTGTTGACCTGGTGGCGAAGATCGGCGGGTTCACCGCTGGCATGTCCAAGGCCGAGCGCGAGACGCAGCGCAGCACGCGCGCCATGGAGCGCCGGCTCAAGGAGACCACGGCCGCCGCCAAGAAGTTCGGCGTGGCGCTCGGCGCTGCCTTCGTCGCGGCCGGAACGGCGGCGGCGGTGGCCATCAAGTCGGCCATCGACAACGCCGACGAGTTGAGCAAAGCGGCCCAGAAGATCGGCATCAGCACGGAGTCGCTGTCAAAGCTGGGCTACGCCGCGCAGCTGGCCGACGTGGACCTGACCACCCTGCAGGGTGGTCTTGCCAGGCTGACCAAGTTCCAAGATGAGGCGGCCAAGGGCACCGAGAAGAACATCTCCCTATTCGAGGATCTGGGGATCGCGTTCAAGAACGCCGACGGCACCCTGCGCAGCACTGATGCCGTGTTCCGCGACCTGGCCGAGGTCTTTCAGACCCTGCCGGACGGCGCGAACAAGACCGCGCTGGCGCTCGAAGTGTTCGGTCGGTCGGGCGCCAACCTGATCCCATTGCTGAACAGCGGCGCCGACGGTCTGGACATGATGGCCGACCGGGCGGAGCGCCTGGGCATCGTGGTGGACACGCAGACCGGCAAGGCGGCCGAAGAGTTCAACGACCGACTCAGCGATCTCCGACTGCAGGTTGAGGGGCTGGCACTGGCCGTCGCGGCTGAGCTGCTGCCGGACCTCAACAATCTGGTGGGGACGCTCCAGGACGGGACCGAGAAGGGTGAGGGCTTTGCCGGCACGGCCGAAAACATCGCCAACGGCATCCGGGGCGTGGTGTTCGTTGCCTCCAAGGGCTACGACGCCATCAACGGCATCGTGCTGGCCTTGGCCGATCTGACGCTTGGAGCGGCGGAGTTCGCCACTAAGTTCGGCCCGGCAGGCGCGATATTGAAGCTGGATGGTGGTGAGAACCAGCAGAAAATCGCCGACCTTCGGGCAATCCTGCAGGCACGCGCGAAAGAGGCCGAGGACGGCTTCCTCGGCAGGGAAGGTGAGCGTGTTGGCACCGGCGGGGCGACCGGCATCACGGGCACCGGCATCCGCGGCGGCCGAGGCCGGGCAGAGGGCGAAACCTCGCGCGCCGATATGGCTGCGCAGGAGCGGTACAACCAGATTCTCAACGCCCGGCGCACGGCGACCGAGGCGACCACTACGGCGACCTCGGGCCTTGCCAAAGCCGAGCGTGAGGCCGCCGACGCAGCCAAGGCTGCCGCCGATGCCCGAGTGGCTCAACTGGATCAGTTCCTTGAGCTGGTGGACCTGCGCGAGAAAGAGCGCGAGCAGGTGGCCGAGGACGCCAAGGCAATGGCCGATGCCAAGGCCGTGGTGGATCAGACCCTGGCCGATATCGCTTTCGAGACGAAGCTGCTGGGTATGAACAACCTGGAGCGCGAGAAGGCAATCGCGCTACGGTACGCCAACGTGGACGCGGCGAGCGCCGAGGGCCAGGCCATCGGTGCGGCGTTGGCCGAGCTGGACAAGGCGCAGCAGGTGGCCGAGGGCATGGACGTCGTGCGCGGCGCCACCGAGGGACTGTTCAGCAACCTGATCGACGGCAGCAAGTCGGCCAAGGATGCCTTCCGGGACTTCGTGGACAACATCCTGGACGGCATCGGGCAGATCGTCGCGCGAAACCTCACCGAGTCGCTTTTCGGCAGCTTCGGCTCGACCGGTGGCGGCGCTGGCGGCGGCTTCCTGACCAGCCTGTTCGGCTCGCTTTTCGGCGGAGGCCGGGCCGCGGGTGGCCCGGTCACCGGCAACCGCATCTACGAAGTGGGCGAGGGCAACCGTCCGGAGCTTCTCAACTCCGCCGGGCGCACGTACTTGATCCCTGGCAACAACGGCCAGGTC